TTTTTTGTAATACTTTTGCGCCGCTTTTTCCCTCTGATGCTTAGAATACGAATAAAACCGACCATAACCGGACGAAAAATGTAAGTAGCAGACTTTTATTATTTTTTTTGCAATTCTAATATTCATATTTTTTTAGTTATGAACCACACGGTAGATATTCAACCACCGTATGCCAATATTTATTTCTTCATTAAGTCAATGCGCTCTTTCAATGTGAGAAGGTAGTCGTGCATCTGTATTTTTTGCTGCTCCATTAAAGCAACCTGATTTTCACCGGCTATTTCAACAGCATCTTTTCGGCCAAGAAACAGGACTAACTTATTATGTTTGTCCATCAACTCATTATATTCGATATACATACGATCAAGAGGTGTATCAGCTACATTGTATGCCTTTTCAAACACATCTTTAGGACTCCAGCTATCATATCCGTCTTCATAACGGATATGATAGCCGGGCTTATCAAAATCTTCCGCATAGATTCCTTCTCTAAGCAAGTGTTTCCCAAACGCATCACCTTTTGTCATAGGTTCAGCTTCAATCTGTTTTGTTCCAATGTACTTTCTCATATCAATATGGATTTTACAAAGCCCGTCCAAGGCTATTTAATTCATTTCTTTTTAATTATTAGTTTTTAATCACCCTTTCATCCTCCCCAAAAACGACAGCCCCAACACGTCATATTTCAAGCCGATAACAGCAAACTCTAACATTGCGTTTTCGTCTGCAAGGTCGTTAATGCGCAAAACTTGGTAACTGTTTTGAGAGGTCTCATAAAAGGCGTTCATATCGTCAATATACTCTATAACTTCCGCATAGCCTTTCCGGGCAAAGAACCCGTCCAAGCTCGAAATGATATGTTCTTCCAGGTAATCGCCACCATAAGCGGTGGCGATCTTGTCCTGTTTTCTTAATGCGTATCTCATTTGATATTCTTTTTATGGATTTTCAATAGCCTTGAATATCTCATACATAACCTGCGGAACTATTGCATTCCCGTAGCCTTTGATTGATCCTTCTCGCCATTTTGGAAAAGAAATGGTAAGACGCTCCACATCAAAGGGAAGCCCATCATCTCTTCGACAAACAGGGGGTTGAGTTGGGAAGACTTGCCACCAGGGTTGTGCCTTTTCGCTATCTCGTCCGTTAAATTGCGCTTCCCTCTGTCTATACTCGCATTCCCCCTCGCTTCTTGCGCTTTTGGGGTAGGCAACAATTGTACCATTCTCGCAAGTCCTACACTTCCGTTCTGCCCGTTTTGATTTATTTCCCTGGGTGTCCCGTTCTTCGTTGTGACAAACCAGTCGTTTTTCCCAATTATCGCTCCAGTCGTCGCATCGCTTGCTGTTGGTGTCGGAAGTAACTGGAGGTTGATCGGTTCGGTTTTCCCCTTCGCATTGCATATTTTTAGACCCTGTGTTTGTACGGTAGGCAATAAAGAATACCCTGTCCCTCCTGTGGGGCGCACCGACGGCACAAGCCGGAATAACAACCGGTTGGATAGTATATCCTTCTTGCTCAATATCCCGGCAGATGGTTTCGACGACGTACTCTTGTTCGAGTATCGTTTCCTTGTCAGTCGCTTCAAATAAAGCGGCTTGATGTTCCACTTCAGCTTCACGACCGGGTTGTACCATTGAGAGGATTCCAGCAACGTTTTCACCAACAATCCAAGTCGGTCGTATCTCGCGTATTGCGCGAAGCATTTCCGGCCAGAGGTAGCGGTCATCTTCCTTTCCTTTTCGACGTCCGGCGACACTAAATGGCTGACAAGGGAATCCGCCTGTGAGTACATCGATTTTTCCTTTCCATTCTGTGAAGTCTGTTTCTTTGATGTTGCCATAACCTATAGATTCGGGGAACCAGTACCCTAATACCCTTCGGGGGAAATTATCAATCTCGCACCAAAAGGCATTATCCCATCCCATCCAAGTAGCTGCAAGGTCAGCAGCTCCAAAGCCTGAAAATAGAGAGGCGTGCACTTTCTTTCCCATAATTTTATTTTTCGATTTTTATAACAAGTTTGCGCCACCCGTATTTACCAGCCGGCGTGACCTCGTACGACCAAACATTTACGGACAACAGTAGCCCGATCATTGAGAGATGTTCCCTCTGTGGGGGATATTCCGATTTTAAGCCGACAGATATTGTGTAGCTATCGTTTTGCTCTTGGATAACAGCATCCCTAAAACCTACGTAGTATTCTAAAAAGTCTTTGACCTTAAAAACAAACCGCGGAAAATCGGGTAGGGGAACAAGTT